CCAGCTCCAGAGGATACACAGATGGTGGTAGTAATACTGGGCTAGGAACAGGTTGGAGTAACTGGTGGATTTATTTTGGTCTAACTCGTGGAGTTGGTGACTTACGATCATTTTACTTACGAGAAGGTGGACACGGAGTTGGAACTCCTCGAGGTTGGCAAATTCGTATAGGTAAAACAACTGGTGATGGTCCTCTACCAAAGGCAGACACAGAAGAAATGTACATATATTTCAGAGTCAATTACGCAAGGATCTGATATGGATCAACATGAAAACAACGTTGTTCAACTAGAACGACCACAGGTAGTTAATGTAGGTGGTGCTCGCTTTGGACTACGTGGTTTTATGCGTGTTCAATTGATAAACGCCACTACTGGAAAATGTCGTTGGGATAGTGGTTTCTTTCCCAATAAGATTCTAACTGCTGGCCGGAATAACATGAACACTGTTTCCAGCTGGCTGACCCATTGCCATGTAGGAACTAATGGTACCGCCCCACAAGCTACTGATACCCAATTACTAGGTTTCGTTGTTAGCACCAGCAGTACTGTAGCTTTTTCTGACGGAACACAACCTTCAGCACCTTATTATGGTTGGTATAGGCAAACCTTCAGATTTGCTGTCGGAGCAGGGCATGGCGGACAAAATATATCTGAAGCCGGAATTGGATGGGGTGCATCTGGAAGTGTGTTGATCTCTCGAGCATTAATTATTGATCCTATTACACAGCAAACTACTACAGTTACCCCATTAGCTGATGAAATTATGGATGTCACATATGAACTACGTTACTATCCGCCGTTGTCGGATGTGTACAATACCGTGACTCTGAATGGGGTGGTATATGACACGGTAACTCGCGCAGCCGAGGTTACTAATAATCGATGGTCAGTTAATATCGGTGATGCTATTGGACAATATTCACCTTTTGTGTCCAGCTGGAGAGCTTATGATGGCGCACTAGGTACCATCACTCAGAGTCCAAGTGGCAACCCTGCAGACCATAATGCTGGGGATCAATACAACGAGGGCTATTCTAACAATTCATATCAGATCGTCATGATGTCACCCACCGGAGCGCTTGGTTGGAACCTTGGGGCGGGCATCCGCTGTATCAGAATCCAGACCACCGCTGGGATGTACCAGACCTCGTTTGCAGCTCAAAGTGGTGGGGCCACCATCCCCAAGACTACCGGCTTTACCATGGTGATGGGTTGGACGCTGAGCTGGGCAGGACTTAACTGGTTAAACAACTGGAATATGATTGCTGCCAGCGACTCGACTACTCCAGTAGCCGGCGAGTGGAATACTAATGTGGCAGAAACCCTACTGCGGATCAGTTGGACCGATGACGACGTTGAAGACCGACAAAATGATTTAAAAGTTTCTTCTGGGACAATAATTCGTATAGAAGATACAACTGATGCAACTAAGTTTGTTGAGTACACTGTTTCAGGTTCTTATACAGAGCAAGCCAGTTGGACAGAATATTCAGTTACTCAAACAGCTATTCAGAATAGTGGTCCTACAGTAGGTAACCTCTGTCTGATCAGAAATATGGACGTGTAATGGCCAGCGCTGAAGACAGAATGTCTACTGAAGTTGTTGAAGATCTATGGATACCGCCAGATGAGCGAAATCGTGTACTAACCGTGGACTACGAAGCAGGTCCATTTGCTTTAAACAATACGTCTAAAGGTTCTAGTTATCAGCCATGGGTTTTGACTTGGGATTCAGGTACTGATGATTTTATTCTTACGCCGGAAACAACAGGTGCTCCTGTCGTTGGTATACACAGTGCGCCTCTAGTTACGCAATGTTCACTTGCTTTTGATCAAAATGCCCATGTAAGTATTGCTTATACTTCTAATGGATTACCATACTTATACTGGTACGATACATTGGCGGCTGGCTGGGTAACTACTCCACTCCAGACCACAGCAATTACTCCTACACTGACGTTGGATGATAAACGGACATCTCAAAGTAATGCCAGCGATATCATTTTATTTTACAATGTCAAAGAAATAGATGATTCATATAGTATGTATCGTAGACTCCAGCGAGAGCGTTTCCTGAACGAGAAGTTGTATTTGACTAATGTACCTAAGTATATTTACAAGGTTGGAATGCATTTTGGCTTTAGAATCCAATTCGGATTCTCACCAAGAATTCTTTAAAATAGAGTACTATGGTAAAACCACTATACGGTTAACCTTTAATATAAGCAGAAATACAGGATAAGTTATGGATCATCAATATCATGATAAACAAGAAGCTACAATGGATATTCAATATGAAGCTCCACCGAAGCTTACTGATTGGGAAAACGAGCCTAAAATTGAAGATTTAAAGGCAGATTTTCTTGAGTCTGCTCAGCATCATGATTCCCATGTTTCTGATGTAAATCGCTGGCTGGATAATATGCATATTACTGGGTCAGCCGTACGTCCTAAAATAAAGGGTCGATCATCTGTTGTTCCTAAACTAATCCGGAAGCAGGCAGAATGGCGGTATGCAGCTCTCTCAGAAGCCTTCCTGGCGCATGAAAACATTTTTGAGACCTCTCCAGTTACCTGGGAAGATACACTACCTGCACGGCAAAATGGGTTGATCCTAAACCATCAGTTTAATAATCAAATTGACAAAGTTGCTTTTATTGATGAATACGTCCGTACTGCAGTAGATGAAGGTACAGCAGTTGTCCGTGTTGGTTGGAAGTCTGTGGAAGGTGAGGTTAAGGTGCCTAACCTGATAGCAGAGCCGGCGGATGACTATTTAATTCCAATTCTTCAGCAAGCTGTCCAAATGGTCATGCAAAACCCAGAAGGGCTAAAAGACTTACCTCCTGATTTAGCACGGCATATCCAGGCAACTATTGAAAGTGGTGAGCCAACGCAGGTGATCCAGAAGGGCTTCAAAACAGTCACGAAGGAAGTGATAAACCGGCCTACAGTAGATGTTTGTGACTATGATGCAATCATCCTGGATCCAACATGCAAAGGACAGGTTAAAAACGCCCAGTTTGTCATCTATAAATTTGAGACCAACTTATCAGATCTTAAAAAGGCAAAGTTGTACTCAAATCTTGATTACATCATGGTTGATAAGAACGCTATTCAACATGAACCAAGCTATTCAGCGCAAACAGATACAACAAACTTTAATTTTAAAGACGAGGCCCGTAAGAAATTTATTGCTTATGAGTACTGGGGTTACTGGGATATTGATGGTAGTGGGATAACTAAGCCTTTTGTGGCTACATGGGTCGGGGACACCCTCATTCGGATGGAAGAATCGCCCTTCCCTGATGAGGGACTTCCTTTTGTTTCAGTTCAATATCTCCCAAAACGCAAGAATGTATATGGAGAACCTGATGGTGAACTGCTCGAAGATAATCAAAAGATTGTTGGAGCTGCTACTCGTGGCATTCTTGATATCCTGGGTCGCAGCGCAGCGGGTCAAACTGGAGTCAGAAAGGATGCGCTCGACGTAACCAATCAACGTAAGTTTGATGCTGGTCGAGATTACCAGTTCAATGCTCATATTGATCCGAGTTCAGCCTTCTTTACTCATACATTCCCTGAAATTCCACAGTCTGCACAGTGGATTCTGCTAGAACAGAACAACGAAGCTGAATCTATGACTGGTGTACGGGCATTTGCCAACACAGGTGTATCTGGTGAGGGCCTGGGACGGTCAGCTACTGCAGCACGCAGTGCTTTGGATGCTGCTAGCAAGCGTGAAACTGGTATTCTTCGTCGTCTTGGTGCTGGAGTTATTGAAATTGGGCGCAAGATCATGGCTATGAATGCCATTTTCCTGTCTGAAGAAGAGGTTATTCGTGTAACTAACGAAGAGTTTGAGACTATTAAGCGGGATGACCTGGCTGGACGGGTTGATATCAAGTTACAGATTTCTACGGCCGAGACAGACAACGCTAAAGCCGAAGAATTGGCCTTTATGCTGCAAACAAACGGCCCTAATAGCGATCCTGGTGAGGTTCGCATGATTAGAGGCGAGATTGCACGCTTACGTAAGATGCCAGACCTGGCTAAACGTATTGAATCATACGAACCACAGCCAGATCCGCTTGAAGAGAAGCTTAAAGAGCTTAATATTGCAAAACTTGAGATGGAAATTCAGAAATTAGCATCTGAAGCAGCGGAGAACAATGCTGAAGCAGAACTTGACAGGGCTAAGGCACGTCAGGCACACTCTGAAGCTGATATTACCGATTTAGAATTCGTGCAAGAGGAATCGGGTGTCAAACAAGAGCGGGAGAAGGAACTCTTAGGCGCTCAAGCAGAAGGCAACGCAGCAAGGGACATAATGAACGCGTTTCTTAAAGGTGGCAATGAACAATCCGGTTCAACCCCCTAATCGAAGCAACGAGGAATTACAATGAGTGAAGTAGAGCAGCAGTTAACTGGTTTAGAACTATCAATTCAAGAAGCAAAAGACAAGATCGAGCGTAGTGAACAATTAAGAAGGCTCGAGCATAACAAAGATTTTAAAGCCCTGTTTTTGAATGGGCTGATGGAGACAGATGCAGTACGGCAAGTGATGCTTTTAGCATCCCCCGGACTGAAAGCTCCTGGTGATGGACCTATAATTGCCAGAGCGGGTATTGAAGCTAGAATTAACATGATTGGTGAGCTCTATAATTGGTGTCGTTATGTCCATATAGAAGCAGAGGGTTCACGCAAGGCCCTGAACGATCATGAAGAGACCAGACAAGAACTTCTGGCAGAACAGTTGGAGGAATAGGCAATGGCTAAAACTCCAGAAGCTGAGATCCTTGATTTAGGTGGTCTCACAGATGATGAAATTGCAACGATGTCGTCAGATCAGGTTGATAAGTATCTGGCAGCAGCAATAAAAGAAGACCAGGCCGAGGATGGTAAGCCGGCCAATGATGCATCAGAGCTTGTTAGAGAACAAGATGATGCCCAGTCTGCGGTAGCGGACGAGGAAGAGGACACTGGGTCAGAGGTAACGGATGGTGCCGTCTCTGATTTTCAGTCCTTCGATCCGTACGATAAAGCGGCAGATTCTACCCTCGCTTCTCGACGTGAGAGCAAAGGCAATGAGGAAGCTTCTTCGGAGGCCACTGATCCAAGCAGTGAAGACGACCAATCTTCACAAGCAGACAGGGGAGCTGAACAAGATGATGAATCATCCGATGGTCAAAGTTGGAAAGCGAGATATGGAGCTTTAAAGGCTGAACATGACCGAGTCATGGGAAGCTTCAAAGCTTCTGGGCGTACCGTCAAAGTTGAGAGCCCTGACGATGCGCGTCGATTGATGCAAATGGGTTATGACTATACCAATAAGATGCGGGAAATGAAGCCACATCTTAGACTCCTCAAGACCCTGGAGCACAATAACCTTCTCGAACCTGAGAAGATTAACTTCGCCATTGACCTCATGAAGGGAAACCCGGAGGCCGTGAAGAAGTTCCTCAAGGACAGAGAGATCGATCCAATTGATCTGGACCTCGAGGACGGTACTGTTTACAAACCCACTGATCACAGACCTAGTGAAGAACAGCTGGCTTTGGATGAAGTTCTCGATAGCATTCGTGATAAAGAGTCCTTCCCACGCACAGCAAACGTAATCACAAAGGAATGGGACACGGTTAGTCAGCAAGTACTGATGGGCAATCCGCAAATTATTGCGATTATTAGTGATCATATGGAAAAAGGCTTTTATGATCAGATCGCAGGCAAGCTTCAATATGAACGAAGTCTTGGTAGATTAGCGGGCCTGTCTGACCTGGATGCGTACAAAGTAGTTGGTGATGCAATGCAAGCTCAAGGAGCGTTTAATCCCGCTGGGCAACGTACCACACCCACTAATACGTCTGGCCAGGGACCCAGCCAGGATCTTAACGGATCAAATGGTTCAGCAATGAACCGTAAGCGAGCTGCAAGTCCCACAAAGGGAAGTGCCAGCACAGGGAAAGCACCCCAGAAGAGCTTTCTTGGTAACTATACAGATGCCGAGATTGAACAGATGGGAAGTGGATCCCTGTAACTTTTAACGATACAGGACATGGAGGCCCGAAATGGCTCTTGAATCCCCACAAATTTATAATGATCCCGCTGGAGGCTCTGCTTCTACGGTAGGCCCGCAGATTCGTACTGACTACTTTGAGCGTAAAGCTCTTGTAGAAGCTGCGAAAGAAGCGTATTTCGGTCAGATGGCTGACGTCGTGTCTATGCCCAAGAACATGGGTAAGACCATCAAACGTTACCACTATCTGCCGATTCTTGATGACCGCAATCTTAGCGATCAGGGTATTGATGCTGAAGGCGTCTCTCTGGTTGCCGATTTTGTAAGTGGTGAGCAGTATG